TGCTGTATATCCCACTGCTGTGTTGTTGTTTGCTGTGTTTGATTTTAAGGCTCTGTTTCCGACTGCTGTGTTAAAAGAACCTGTTGTATTTGATTGTAGTGTTTCTGAACCAATAGCAGTATTAGAACCACCTGTATCATTAGCTCCTAAAGAGTTAAAACCAACAGCAGAATTATAAGCACCTGTTGTATTATTAGATAATCCTGAACGACCAAGAGCCGTATTACCAGATCCACTTGTATTATCAGTTAATGCTTCGTGACCAATCGCTGTATTTTCACCACCAGTCAAAGAACCACTATCTAACGCAGTATCACCTAACGCTACGTTTCTTGTACCTACAGGATAATTACCATCTAATTTAATTGTGCCACCATCTACGGATAGATTGCCATTAACTGTTAGTCCTGTGATATTGGTATAAGAACCAGATAGTCTTGCGTCTGGTACTGTTCCGCTATCTAAGTTATCTGCATTTAAAGAAGCAACAGAGAATGTGCCATAAGCAACAATGTCAATAATATCGCCTGTAGATGCTCCACTAGCAAGAACAACAGAACTACCAGAAGTAACAGTAACGTCTGTACCATTAAGAAGTTTGACACCATTGAGATAGACATCAATATATCCTGCATCATAGGTTAAAGTATTTCCATTGTTATCTGAACCTGTGAAGGTTGTTTGACCAGAAGTAGCTGTGTAGTTATATCGTTGTGAAGTTCCATTAACAGAAGAACCTGCGTTTTGCCAACCACTTGTACCATAAACTTTCATGGTATCGGTAGCGGTATCAAAGTATAAATCACCTGCATCTAAAGATGTAGTGGGTGCAGTAGCAGATACACGATATCTTTCACCAAAATAATTTACACCAGATAAATTTCCTGCGACTGTATTAACGTTAGCGATGTCTGTACCAACAGCATTAACATTACTGATTGATCCTGCAACAGTACCAATATTATTTGATCCTGTTAAATCTGTAGCAACAGTTCCAATATCTGTTGCATCAGCTGCGACTGCTGTAATATCAGAAGCAATCCCAGCTACGGAAGTGACGTTTGCAGATATACCACCTACGATATTTACATTGGAAATATTTGAACCTACTGTATTAACATTAGAAATATCTGTAGCCACTGTATTAACATTACTAATAGCACCAGCCACAGTACCGATAGTATTTGAACCAGATAGATCAGTAGCAACTGTTGTAATATTTGTAGAATTACTTGCGGTAGTAGATACGGAAGAACTAATCCCGGCAACTGTCGTTACGTTTCCAGATATCCCGGCTACAGTTGTTACATTACTAGAAATCCCAGCAACAGTATTAATATTGGTATTGTTACCAGCAACTGTATTGACATTAGCAATACTACCCGCAACAGTTCCAATCGTATCTGTACCTGCTAAATCTGTTGCTACTGTACCTATATCTGTTGTATCTCCTGCAACAGTAGTAACATCAGAACTAATTCCAGCCACTGTTGTCACATTAGCGGATATACCCGCAACTGTTGTTACATTGGAAGATATTCCTGCTACTGTATTGACATTCGAAATATTAGTACCTACAGCATCCACATTTGTAATACTTGTAGCAACTGTATCAATCTCCGATACAGCTTCATTTAAATCATTCGCAACTGTTTCGACTTCTGAAACAGCTTCGTTTAAATCATTAGCAACAGCGATGACTTCATTAATGTTTGTCGCTACTGTTGTGACAGATCCAATATTAGAAGAAACAATACCGATATCTGTAGCATCGGCAGCAACAGCAGTAACATCACTAGCAATACCACTAACTGTAGATACATCAGATGCAATTCCTGCGATTGTTGCAATATCAACAGTCGTAGGTCCTAATTCTAAAGATGTACCTGCACTATCATAAGCAATAACTCTAGATGCATTATTAGAAGCAGTCGCATCATAAGGCCAATATAAAGGACCTGAAGTACCAGAACCGGTAACAGTTCGAGGTGTAGTGGGTTTTAATTGTAATGCACGATCTGTGATTTCTTTGATTTGTTGTTGTCTAATAAGGGTGTTATCAAATTCTGTTTCTAAGCTAGTAGGATTATTAACTTGACCTACTTGAAAAACTGTGGTTCGAGATAAAGCTTGATCTCCAATAATAGTAATTAATTCACCGGTTGTGGTGGCTGAAGTAAAGGTAACAGAACCCGTACCATCAGCATTGAGAGATACAGTGTAATGAGTAGTTTCTGTCTTTTCAGTGTCATTGATATACACTAATAATTCACTAGAGGCATTGACTTGGAAATTAAAATTAAATGGACCAGTCTGTCCAGTGGATGTATATTGTACTCTTCTTGCTACATCGTTGATATCGAATGTTGCCATATTAACGTTTGCCCCTTATTTTGATCTTTTCTTTCAAAGCCTCTGTTTTAGCACGAAAATCTGGATTTGTCGATAAGAACTCTTCTTTGCCACTCATCTTATATTCACTTACAATATCATTTAACATATTAAATTGATCACCCGGTAACATTTCTAAAAATACAGGATCTTGAACCTGTTGATCTAAAGCATAAAGCATATCACTAATTCCATCCCCATCATAATCAGCATTAATTAATTTAATATAATCATGATATTCATCAGAAGTTAGTTTAATACCTTCTATATAGTATTTAGGCATGGATATCCCTAATCCTACTTTAAGTAAGAACTCATCAACTCTACTAAATTTAGAATTTTTAATCTTAATAGGAGATAATACGCCCATTTCTGGTCCTTCCATTGGTTCACCAAATAAATTCAATCTTGGTTTTAAATTAGGATTCATATAAGGACTTGCCTTGGCAGCTTTATTGTACTCTTTATAAAAAGCTCGTAACCATGGTGGAACATCCCCGTCAAACATTTCTTCTGCGGTTTTACCAAAGAAAAACATATTAGGATCATTGGCTTGTTCTGTCGTCATTTCATAATCATAAATTGTTGGATCTTGTAATTTTTCTAAATAATTACCAAAGCTACCTGTTGGATTAACTCCTAAAGATACAGTGGCTTCTGTAAATTTTTCAGTTAGTAACGCCATTGTTCTATCAAACTTACCTTCTGGATCTCCATATCCGGGTGATAATATTCTACCTAATTCCGGGATACCTTGTAAGAAAGGTTGCTCTGTTAGATAAGGATAAATAGCTAGTACTCCGTTTTTATATAGCTCAATCATTGTATTTGTAAAATTAGGATCAGCATATTGGTCTGGCCTTGATGACAAATATCCAATATCAGCAGATATAGCTAACAAAGAAGATATCGGATCAAATTTAGAATAAGAATAAGAAACAAACTGTCCAGTTTTTTCATCTTTAAAAGCTATAGAATAAGGTTGTAATCCTTTACGATAAAAAGCTTCTCTTTCTGCTTTATTGCCGGGAGCCATGCCAGTAATTAACATATCGCCTTCTAACCCACTAGAACCATACGTCATGCTACCAAATTGGTACATTAAAGTTCCACCTAATATCATTTTAGAATAAGCTAATTGCTGTGTTCTTTTCCCATTTTTACCAAAAAGATCAGCTCTGATTTTACTTCCTATTCCTGATTTTCTCCAATCTAAACCCATACCACTTAACATCATAACAGGATTACGTTTGTTGCTTTCAAAGAAAATGTTCATAATTGTTTTATAGAATGGAACAAATAGTTTAACTTCAGGTATATTAAAAAACTTTTGTGAATTACGTAAGAAACCATCAGGTAAATTCTTTTGAAACGATCCCTCTAACATCGCATCTTCTGCTTGTTGTACTACAGATTGTGAAGGATTAGCTAAAGTATCAATATAAACTTTTTGTGCTTGATCTTCTGATAAACCATCATTTAAAGCTTGATTATAATTAACTGTTGCTAATCGTTCTAATTCCATTTGAAAAGCAATCCCTTTAACAAATTCATCTTCGGCAATTAAAGCAGTACCGGGTATTCTGTTGATTGTTCCTATTCTTTCTAAGAACGTACCCATAGGACTATTTTGTAATTTTTCTGGTAATAATCTTTTTCCAAAAGATTTAGATTTTCTTAAATCAATTTTACTAGATACAGCTTCTCCTGTTTTAATAGATTCATAAGCATTAACCAATCCTAGTTTAGATCCATATTTAATACTTTTAATCATATTAAATACTTCGTTAAACATAACACCATCTTTACTAGAAATACCGGGAACTTTATTTAGACCAGCAGCTGCTGCATATTCTGCAATACGTAAAACATTAAAAGACAAAGTACCCACTGTATTAACAGCATGAGTAATAGGACTAGACAATTTAGACATTACCCAAACTTCAGCCCAAGCATCTCTTATTTTTGTACTAAAGCTATCTTTGGCAAATTTAGTTTGTTGATGTGGTTTTAAAGTTAAGAATGATGAAGCAATATTTTTAACACCTTCTAAAGAAAAATCAGCACCCATTTCTGTTTCTAATATCTTTTTAATATCTAATGATGTTGCTTGTTGAGGTACTTGTATTTTAGAAACAATACCTAAAGTTCTACCTGTTTCAGAAACAGATCCAGCTACTTGTGCATTCACAGCACCATATAATCGTAGCATTTGATAAAAGTTTGCTATCTCTTGTTCACTAGGTGTACCATTGACAATGATATTAGCTAGTCTTTCTGTTTCTAATTGCAATATTTTTGTTTCAATAATACCTCTATAAGTCGAAGGTAAATCTAATATTTCACCGGGTTTTCTATTTAAAATTTTTGCATAGATATCATCTCTACCTATTGATGCTGCTTCCGCTGCAATATCTTTAACACTAATTTTACCTCTTTTGGCTTCATTAATACTATTTTCAAAAATTGTATAAACTGCATCTTGGAAAGAAACTACATCATATTGATCTAAATCTTTCAGTGTTGATTGTAAAGAACCTTTAACAGCATCTAAATTACCCATGTTGAGATTATTAAGAGTTTCGTCAATCGTGTTAAGAGATTCATCACTAAATTCTGAAAAGATAATATTACCAGATCCGGGTTCTATAACATAACCTTCTCCTTCGACTTTTGTTGAAAACATTTCTTCTTGTTTTTGTCTAATTTCTTCAAAAGTTTCTCCATAAGGTTTATCAGTTAAAGTTTGTTTTTTATTAGGTTTAGGTATTTTTTTTGGAAAAATACTAGCGTATAGTTGTTCTTCTTCTTCTAAATCTTTAGTAGGATCAATTTCTATAGGTTGTTCTGTTACCTCTAATGAGGCTGGATCATTAGATTCTAATTCTACTTCATTTGTTGGTAGGTTATCTGTAACAGTTCCTTCTACTTTTTCTAGAAAACTAAGATCGGGAGACTGTGTTGGATCTACTCTATCTTTGAA